TCGACTTTGATAAAGATCATTGCCAGAACCATCAAGAGTCGGAGTGAAGTCTGTCCATGTAGTAGCGTTTGTATAGCGTATCGGATCACCAGCCGTGCCAGAGAAGTTCGTTACCCAAAAGAGTTTATTGTTACTGCCATCAACCCAATAATTTGTCGACCAGAAGAAATCATAATCTTGTCCTGACCATTGTGTTCCAGGAATAAATTCGATCCACTGTCCAGCACTAAGCTTGTAAGCATATTTGGTATCGAATGCAACAAGTTGCTCAGAGTTAATGTTTGTGCGTTCTCGCGAGCGCAGACCCATAACAGGAAGCCCTGGATAATAAGCCATTGCCAGTGTTGTCGCTACAGCAGCACCGACAGTATGAGTAAGAGTGATAGCTCCGGTGATATAGTTGATTGTGCCTGTGTTACCACCAACGCTACCAGTAATCGTCCCATCAGCATTGTCTGTGAATGTTACAGCACCTGCAACCATCGAGAATGAACCTGGCTGTATCTCAGCACTAGCTTCAGTAGAGGAGAGACTTCTATCTGAATACCAAAACCCACCAGATGTATAAGCTGTAGGCCCGGCCTGAGTAACTTCAAATGTTGTTGTTGTGACGTTAGCAACAGTATATGTATTACCATTGAGTTCTGTAGTGCCTACGACAGAAGAAAAAACAACGCTGTCGCCATTAGAAAGTCCATGAGCGTAAGTAGTTGTGATAACAACAGTAGGAGCACCAGAGATGTCAATAGCCGACACGTACCCAGACACTGTTTTAATATTAAATGACCATACACTCGCACTAGTATCAAAATAAGATCTTGCGTCAAAGTTTCGTCGAAGACGTTCTATAAGCTCATATCCCTGCTTGCGCTTGATACGACCACGCCAAGCAAAGGCGTTCTGAAGTATTGGAAAAGCGTCGAAAGGAAGGAGAAAGTCCTCTCGCTCTTCTACAAGACCTGTCTCAAAATCAGCAATCTTAAGCGGCTTATAGCGACCCATCAATACCCTCCGCAGTAAGATCCGCAGCTTCCATATCCATGGTTACCCTCTGTGTACAGAGTTCCGTTTCTAACGCCAATACCTTCAATTGACTGACGCTCTAGAACAAGGCCATGTTGCTCTTCGAAAAAAGGTACAATATTCTCGAGGCCTTCCATGTCCTGGCGATCTTGAAGAATCTTGACAGCAGCTCCTAGAGCCAAAAGTTGCCACCATTGATTTAACGTTGGCGCATCACTCGTCGCCATGAATTGGGTTGGAGATTGATAAGCTTCAAACTCTAGTCTGTACACCTCATCAGGAACAGGTCTCAACGTGATGTTACTACCCCAAACAAGCATATCACTTGGACGGCCGACTTGATATGTTGACACCCAAGTTACAATATCTTCACCATCAGCAGGAGCGACACCGAATGTTATTGCAAAAGCACCTGTAACATAATTTACCGTGCCAAGTACGGTTGTGGTTCCAGCAGTAACAAGATTCCCGTTTCCATCATCTTCAATCTTTATCGCATTCCCTGCAGTATCAGTACTGCTTATGAGTACTTCGTTGCGGAGAAAAGGGGCCCCGAGCGTCCAGCTAAAAGCTAGTGTCGCACCATCCCCCGAAGCTGGTGTAAACCGTGAGGCTCCCCGGGGCCAGACTCTAAAGAATTCGCGACGATCTTTGTAGAGGCGCCCTTCTCGTCCCTCTACATAAATGGGGGAGCGAATCCCTCTGTATTTGTTTATATCTAACGTGTAATTGTCAATGTTTGGTTCCGTAAAAACCTCGACAACAGAGCGTAGCTGATCTGTCTTGACAGAAGCGGGGAAGTCTTGATCGTAATAAGTGTTTACATACTCGTCGATATCATCATCACTTAATTGTGACGAATCGGGCGACGCCGTTAAACGTCTTACCTTCTTCCTAATAGCTACCAGTGTTGAATCAGCTTGTACAACCATCGATCAACCCTTAAAACCGTGTTGGTAATAGTTCGTGTACCCTCAGTGGAGCACTGTCTTTTTTAGTAGGAACACCGTTGCGGTCTAGAACCTCGCTGCGCTGTGGCAAAACAGCTTCATTTACTTGATCAACGAGCCCCTTTGGAACGTCATACTCATAACCGTTCAATAGCTTATAAAACCTGATCGGTTCTCCAGCCCATTTGCAATAAGGAACTTCGAGCACACCATTTCGCTCTCTGTGATTGATGTATCGCGCTTTTACGAGCTTCTCATCTTCCTTTTTTTGCTTCTGAGCCTTTGCTTTATTCTCAGGCGTCATATGTTTGAAGCCATTGTCTTTTACTGAATTAGCAATTGAATTAATAAGACCGTGCTCTTCGCCGTTCTCTTCTACTATCTTCTCGCTCATCATTCCTCGGGGGTTTGATATTTAAAAAAAATGGGGAGGGAACTACCCTCCCCTCACCAATTAGGTTTCTGCTTTATGCGCTTCCCAGACAATAACGTCCGAAGTACTGCCAGCAGGAGATTGAGCCCCAGCTGCTAGGTACATGTACGGAACGAATTGGCCGCTCTTGAAAGGCACATTGTCAACATCATAGGTGTTGCGCTGACCAGCTGGAGCTGCAGAAGCGAAGTTACCTTCAGCATCAGCAGAAGCTGGGAACGCAAACGTTGTAAACGCTGTGCTATCGATATCAACAGTGATGGTGTTGTTAGCAGAACTAACAGCAGTCACCTTACCTGTAAGACCGTCCATCTCCACCATCCCAAACTCAGAAGGAACGGTAAGAGTGACAAGCTGACCAACCTGATAGTTATGCTCCACGCTAAAGGTCACTACAGCACTAGCTGCTTTCGTGATCTTTGTGATGTATAGAGCCTCAGGTGTGACTTCAGCGTCCTCTGGAAGTCGACGGAAAGTACCGGCTGTAGCCGCAGCAGCAAAGCCACTAGCGTCAAGATAGCCAATAGTGAACAGGTCAGCGGAACCAACAGCTGTCACAGTGAAATCCATCCCTGCAATCTGTAGCATGCCAGTCGTGCCGTATGCACGAACCCTGTCGCCAACGCTGTAACCGTGACCAACAGCTGAAACAACGGCTGGGCTGGCAGCTGTGATAGCTGTGCCGGTAACGGCTGCTTCAGGCTCTGGTCGTGCAGTACGATAGATGAAGCCACCGGAAGTAACTGTCGTTACTTCAGTAGTGTTAGCGCTGTTTTCTTTCCCTGTTCGCAAAGCATAACCATCGGTCAGCTCTGGAAACCACTCAAACTTAATACCACGACCAGTTGTTTGAGTCTTTGCAGCTTGAGTAAGGTTGTTTACAACAAAATAATCAGCGCTTGAAGGCAGCTCGATTTTTTGTGCGGTTCCATCAGAAGTAAATGTACCACGATCAATAATTGAAAAAGCCATGATTAACCTCCTTTATTATAGGCGCTGGGTCACTTTGAGACCCGACAACCAGTTTTGGTTAGTAATAGCTCTAGCAATCGCAAACTTAGCGTAAAGCTGACTGTTTTGAGCGACGCTCGAAACAACATGTGGTGGACGATAGCCCATTACAGCTGAATAGGTGTTCTGCTCAATCTTTGCGACAGCTTCCATACCAAACATAGGAATTTTATAAATGTTTGCTCCGAGAAGAGAAGAACTACTCTCTTTGATGCCTTTGCTGGAAACAAAGAAACGGAAGCGACTGATCGAACAATATTCTTCAGGGCGGATATCTTTCTGACTTGGGTATGCATTAGTTAGAAGCACGCCACTAACGTTTTGCAAGTCAGGGGTAATGTCAGTATTGCAAAGAGCAATAAATCCATCACGTACTGGTCCGGTACCAAACTTATCCATCGCTTCGACATTGCTTAGCATTGTGCGAGCATCCTTACCAAGAAGAACACGCTCAATGTTATCCACGTCATTACGGGAAATTTCAGTTGGATTGTCACCATTAATACCGCCTGTTGCTGACAAGTAACTGGCAGAGCTAGCAAACAAGTCGCGCATCAAAAGGTCTTCTTTCTCACGCAGCCACTGCCCCAAAAGAGCCGTGAACTTAGTAAGAACTTTATCGTTTTCAAAAAGCGTAACCTGCTCGTTCACGATGACAGTTTTTGCGTAGATTTCCATCTCTGCATCAATATCGGTACGTGAAATAGCTTCAGCGGCAGGGTCAATACCTGAACCGTCTAGCAGTCCACCATCAGTATCTAGTCGCTCATAACGGCTCATTCGGGTCGTTTTACCCATGTGAGCATCTGCA